GCGGGACTGGCGGATCTATCAGGTGGAGGCAATCACGGGTCGCAAAGCGTACTGGCAATGCGCCCGGTCCTGCGTCAGTCCGGCGCGCTGTACTATCTAGAATTCGATGGTGCGGGGGATTGGATGTCAGTTACGACCGGAGGTCTTCTTGGTGAAACGTGGTCGCATGTGGGCGGGTGGAACTCTGCCGCAGGGTTGCGCTTTTTTGCCACAAGCCAGTCATTTCAGGGGGCGCCACGGCAAGGGGTGACAAGCACGGAATGGTACAGCAGTTCCGGCTCGTTCGTTTCGATTGCGACAGTCACCGCCGGGGTGGACCACATTTTGACGATTGAACAGGCGTCAACCGTTTCCTTGAGTGGTCGAGCCAATGGCGTGACGGGTTCAACCATTATCCCCGCAGACGACAGCGCGGCGGGGAGCCAGGGGCTTGCAATAGGGTCGCAAAACACATCCGTTGGAACTAGCGGCCTATCTGGAAAATTCTGGGGCGGGGTTTGGATTGACCGGGCATTGACCGCAGACGAACGCGCCGCAACTGAGGCATACTTTGCGGATCTGGCGGGTGTGACGCTATGAGCAGCTATGTAATGCGCGTGACCATCGCCTGCCCCATTGCGATGGTTGATGATGCTAACGACTTGGCGATGGTTCTCGGGGAAGGACCGGCTGATGGATCGACGTTTGGAACCTTCATGTGCGAAGATGGCGACGGTGCGCAATACGCAGTCACATCAACTGTCGCGCGGGCCATATTTCCGGTCGCAGCTACATCCACTCTGTCCCGTCCTGCGTGGGACTCGGCACCCTACACGGTCAATATGGCCGGTGCAGAGCGCGCTCAAGCCGCGCTGGTGGTCTATGACCCATCTGACCCTGTTATCCCAGCACCTAGTCGGATTTTGGCGGTAATCGGAAATGATGCGGGCGCAGCTTTGGCTGTCATGGGGTTGACTGCGCTGGTGACAGAAGGTGATTGAACGTCCGCGCCGTCTATCGCTGAAGGTAAGCTTGTAGCTACTAATTTTGTAATAATGGAGACGCATCAATAATGGCCGTTACCGCCACAATTCCTTTAGCGCCAAAGGCTCTTCCTATTTTTCAGGGAGAGGCGCGGAACCGCGTACTGCACGGGGGCAGGGGTTCATCAAAAACTAGAGCGTTTGCTCTAATGACAGCCATTGATGGTTATCGCTTAGGTCGCTCTGGCGTTGGCGGCCTAATGGTTTGCGGGCGGGAGCATCTTAACTCGCTAGAGGAATCATCTTTGCAGGAAGTTAAAGAGGCCATTCGTTCAGTGCCGTGGCTGGAAGCCTACTACGAAATAGGCGAAAAATTTATCCGATCTAAGGACCGCAGAATCAACTACGCGTTTGTAGGTCTGCGGCACAATATTGATACGCTAAAATCTAAGGCTCGAATCTTACGCGCCTGGATTGATGAAGGAGAGCGGGTCAGCGACGAGGCCTGGAGAACGCTCATTCCTACTGTTCGCGCGCAGGGCGATTGGTGGCAGAGTGAGATTTGGGTCAGCTACAACCCCGAATCTCCCGACAGCGCTACTCACCGAAGGTTTCGAGAAAACCCCGCCGCGCACACAAAAATCACGGAACTTAACTGGTCAGATAATCCCTGGTTTCCAGAGGTACTGAACCGAGAGCGGCTAGAAGATCAAAAGAATCGCCCCGACATTTACGGCCACGTCTGGGAAGGCGAATTCCTTATCATGACCGCGGCGCAGGTCTTTCGCAATAAGTTCGTGGCAGAAGAATTTTCGCCCAAAAAGGACTGGCACGGTCCCTATTATGGGGGAGATTTTGGATTTGCGGAAGATCCTACTGCGGGCGTTAAGATGTGGATCAGCGAAAATACTCTCTATATCGAATATGAGCTGTATAAAAAGAAGCTGGAGATTGACGAAACGGTTGCAGCGGCTGCGCAAGCCTTGCCCGGCATCACCCTCCACACCTCGCGTTGGGACTCGGCTAGGCCGGAGACTATCTCATATCTCAAAAATCACGGTATGCCCGCAGCATCGGGGGCTAAAAAAGGCCCGGGTTCCATCGAAGATGGTATCACCTACATGAAGAGTTTTGACCGCATCGTAATCCATCCGCGCTGCGTCAGCACTCTTGCGGAGTTCTCGAAATACTCCTACAAGGTGGATAGACTCAGCGGCGATATTATGCCCAAAGCCGCTGACAAATACAACCACATAATCGACGCCTGTCGCTATGGATTGGAGCCTATGATTCGCTTCAAGTCCCAACCCAGATTGAGGATGCTATGAAACTGTTTTCCCGCCTGTTTAGTACCGCGATTGCGCCGGAAACTAAAACTTCGCGCGCATATGCAGCCGCGTACTACGAAGTACCAGATGCTGTTTGGTCGCCGCGTACTTATGAGTCTTTTTCGAAAGAAGGCTATAAGATAAACGTTGTGGCCTACCAGGCTATTCGAAAAATTGCCGACTCTATCGGGGCTATGAACTGGAAAGCGTTTGACGCCAGCGGGCTGCATGTCAAAACGCATCCGTTTCTGGCTCTGATTGAAAAGCCCAATCCCTGGCAGAGTGGCGCAGAGTGGTGGCGTGCTAAGATCAGCTATTTGCTGCTTGAAGGGCAGGGGTTTGATGAATGTGTGCGTGGCTCGGGGCAAACGCCTGTCGAGTTGTGGACGCTGCGCCCGGACCGCATGACTGTAAAACTGGCACCGACAGGCGTTCCACGCGGCTACGAGTATGGGGCCGGAAAAAATAAGCTGTTCTATCCTGCCGATCCGCAAACAGGTAAATCTGACATTCGCCACGTCATGCTGTTTGATCCACTTAATGAGTGGTCTGGGCAAAGCCCGATCGAGGCAGCGGCCTACGGAATTGACCAGCATAATGAATGTATGAAATGGCAGCAGGCACTGATCCAAAACTCGGCGCGCCCTTCTGGTGCTATGATGATGGACAAAGAAACTACTATGTCCGACGAGCAATTTCAGCGGTTGCGGGACGAGGTAGAGCAGAATTTTAGCGGCGCGGCAAATGCAGGGCGGCCTATGCTGCTTGAGGGCGGAATGAAGTGGCAGGCTATGAGTTTCTCTCCTGCCGACATGGACATTCTGGAGCAGAAGAACTCAGCGGCGCGTGATATTTCGCTAGGCTTTGGGGTGCCGCCCCTGCTACTCAACATCCCAGGAGACAACACTTACTCGAACTACCGAGAAGCGCGTCTAGGCTTTTTCGAGGATACAGTAATTCCTCTCGCAAACATGCTGGCGCAGGAACTCAACTACTGGCTGAGTGAAGATTTTGGTGGTACAACAATTAAGCCTGATTACGACTCGATTGAGGCAATCGCAGAAAAGCGGATGCAGTTGTGGGAAATGGTGGATGCGTCAGATGAAATTACCGTCAACGAGGCGCGGGAACTGAAAGGGTATCCGGCGCTCCCCCCTCCCTTGGGCAACATGCTGATGGCAGATTTACGCAGCAGCCGCCGGGGTCACATGAGTCCGAAAGACGAGAACGGCGTAGAGCAGGGCGTTGATCCTTCGGACAAGGTTCTAGGGGAACTGGCGTATGGAAAAGAGTGACAAGCTGCTGGCGCTCTTGGAGGCAGAAGATCAAATCATCGCCGCTACAGAAGAGCGGCTTGTCGTATTGCTGGAGCAGGTAAGTACGCAAATCCTGCACGGCTACGAAGAGCGGCTGCAACTTGCCCTGCCCAATCGCGCGGGCACTGATTTATTCATGGATGCGCTGATGGCGGGATGGGAAGCCGGAATTGGCCTTGGCGTTGATTCCGCTGAAGTGCTGTCTCGCAAGTCGGAAACGGGAATGAAAGCCCGTTCCTTGTTTAAGTACGCCCGCACCTACGGGCTGAGCCGATCTAAGCTGATTGCAGAAACTACCGTAAATCAGTTTAACAAAATCATCACCGACGGGCAGCGTCAGGGGCTGACGCCAACTCAAATAACCAAACAGCTACTTATTCGGGTGCCGAAGATTGCTAAAACGCGCGCGAAAATTATCGCCACAACTGAGATTCACGCTGCAACTCAATTTGGCATAATTGATTCGGCCCGCCAAAGCAGAAAGTCCTTGACTAAAGGGTGGCAAACGGGCGAAGATGACAAAGTTAGATCGTTCGTCGGGAACTCAGAATTTAGTCATGTAGCTATGCAGGGCACCACAGTATCCCTAGATTCCCCGTTTCAAGTCCCGAGAATAAACGGGACAACAGAGGCGGTAGACTTTCCGGGTGATCCAGCCGGTAGTGCTGGGAACATAATCAACTGCCGTTGCTGGCTAGATCTGAATGAGGCATGAAACTATGATCGAACACAAAACAGTTGAGCTAGAGTTTAAGGAAACTAACTCTGGCGGAACGATTGTAGGCTACGCGTCGGTTTATGGCAACGTAGACCAGGGCGGCGATATTATGATGAAAAGCGCCTTTAAGGATTGCATCGCGCGGAATGCTACTTCCGGCGTCAAGCCCAAGATGCTGTGGCAGCATGATCCTTCGCAGCCCATCGGGGTTTGGGATGCTATGCAGGAATCGGAAAAGGGTTTGATGATCCAGGGCCGCATCCTGCCTACCGTGCAGAAAGGCAAAGAAGCCATTGAGTTGATTCGAGCGGGCGCCATTAGCGGCCTGAGCGTCGGCTACAAGGTAGTGGAAGACGAGTACGAACAGAACGAAAAAGGGATGGTTCGGAAAATCCACAAAGCAGATTTGTGGGAAACGTCGATTGTGACTTTCCCTATGAATGAGGAGGCTATGGTGACTGACGTGAAGCAGCTTCAAAGCCTCCGCGACGTTGAGTATGTACTGCGTAAGGCAGGCGTGCCCAGCGGATTCGCCAAACTCCTGGCCAAGCACGGCTACGAGGGTGCGGTGAAGTGCCTTAAGGATGGACCTCGGGATGAGGCCGCTGACAAGGTTAAGAGCGAGCAGCTTGCTGCTTTGATAGAAACCCTTGGTGATCTGAAAGGACTTCTCAATGCCCAAGGATGAAATCGACCTTAGCGCCGTCACGCAGGCGGTACTCGAGGTCAAGACTGGCTTCGAAGAGCTGAAGCGGAAATCCGCTGAGGCCGATCAGGAAATGCTCCGAAAGGGCGACGTTGACGTATTGCTGACCGAACAACTCAGCAAAATCAACAAATCGCTTGACGAAAAGCAGGCCCTGATTGACAAACTCTACGCGCAAAACCGCCCCAAATCCATCCAGATCGACGGCAAAGACGCCACGGTTGATGAGCTGGAATTCAAGGCGGCGCAGTTTGCTGCGGTTGCGGCCAAACGCCGTGGCGTCCCTGCGTTCGAGCACAGCGCGCAAGATCAGAGCGAATACAAACGCGCCTATGAATCGTTCCTCCGCAAGAAGGAGCATATGCTGGCCCCAGAAGAAACGAAGGCGCTCTCCGTCGGCACTGACCCTGATGGTGGCTATCTCGTAGACGCGGATACCAGCGGGCGCATCGTCAGCAAGGTGTTCGAAACTTCCGAGGTGCGCCAGTACGCGGCCACGCAGGTTATCTCTACCGATTCGCTCGAAGGGATGTATGACCTGGAAGAGGCGACTTTCGGCTGGGTGGGTGAAACCGAGTCTCGCCCAGAAACCGATACGCCGCAGCTTGGTGCCTGGAGCATCCCGGTTCACGAGATGTACGCTGAGCCGCGTGCAACTCAGAAGATCCTGGATGATTCGGCCATCGACATTCAGGGCTGGCTTGCGCGAAAAGTGGCGGAGAAGTTCACACGCGCGGAAAATACTGCGTTTGTCAACGGTGATGGTGTGCGCAAGCCTCGAGGCTTCAGCACCTACACAGCAGGCACAACAATTCCGGGCCAGGTTGAAGAATTCCTGACCGGGGTTGACGGAAACTTTGCGGCCACGCCATCTGGTGCGGATATTCTCATCGAAATGATCCACGGCCTGAAAGCTCCGTATCGCCGGAACGCGGTTTTCGCCATGAATCGCACAACCCTGGGCGGCGTTCGTTTGCTCAAAGACAATGATGGCCGGATGATGTGGCAGCCGTCTCTTGCTGCCGGGATGCCTTCCAGCTTGTTGGGCTACCCAGTTGCCAGCTTCGAGGATCTGCCCTCGTATACGACAACTGACGCCAACGCAATCTGGCTGGCCGATTGGTCTGAATTCTATCAGATCGTTGATCGGATGGGTATGCGGGTTATTCGTGATGAATACACCGCCAAGCCCTACGTCAAATACTACACGACCCGTCGGGTCGGTGGTGCTGTCCTCAACTTCGAAGCGGGCAAAGTCCTTCGCTTCGGCGCAAGCTAATAGGAGGTATGAATGCCCCAACGTGATGGACTGAGCCGCAAACAGGCGGTTCACCTCGGAAACCTGTCGCTTAGCGGCACCACTCCTGCGTCCTCGGATTGGCTGGATACGCGCGGCGTCAACAGCGCCCTGCTTATTCCGATTTCCAATACCGTGACCGATGCAGGGGCCGCTGCTGGCTACGTGTTTGAGGTAGAAGAAAGCGACACTACTGCCGATGCGGACGCCACAGCGGTCGCCTCTACGCAGCTTGTCGGCCTGGAAACTGATCTGACGGTTACTGCGGACGGCGACGACAACTCGCTCGCAGGCGGTATTTCGTACATCGGCTCCAAGCGCTATGTGCGAATGACGGTCACAGGCTCTACTGGCACTGATGCGGACGTGACCGTGATCGGTGTTGTAGAGAAGCTGGACTACGAGCCGAAAACATTTGTCGGAACCGCGGTCGCAGCGACCTAACTTTCGAAGTGGGGCAGCTTCGGTTGCCCCATCACTAAAGCTAGGAGACGTTACATGAGCAATCAAAATCCTTTCGACAGCAGCGGCGGAAACCTTACTGGGTTTGCGCGAGACGTTGTGCCAATCACGCCTAACGATAGCACAGATCTGGCAAACGTGCTACTGGCCATTACCTGTAAAGGGGCGGCGGGGAATGTGGTGGTTATTACCGCGAAAGGCAATACGCGAACCTATCCCATTACAGTAGGCGAGATTCTGCCTGTGGGCATTTCGCGCGTCCTATCCACAGGAACCACCGCCACTACTCTTTGGGGGTTTGAAGCCTGATGGCCCTGCGCGGACGCAAGAACCTACAGCAGCACAAAGCGCATCGGATCGTCACCGAGCCTGCGGTTGAGCCAATTACATTGGCCGAGGTTCGGACGCTTTTGCGCGAGCCGCCAACTGATGATGATGCGTTTATCACGCTTTGCATCGCGCAAGCTCGTAGCATTTTTGAATCCGTTACGGGCATTGCCTGTATTGATCAAGTGTGGAAACTCACGCTAGATCAGTGGCCAAATGGACGCGAAGCCTGGTGGGACGGCGAACGTAGTATGCCTATCACTGAGCTGTATGGCGGATGCGGATCGAAATTTGCGGTAACGCTGCCCCGGTTCCCTTTGCAGACTGTAGATAGCGTAAGCACCTACGACCTAACTGACACGGCAACGGCAACTACTGTGGCCGATGTGTTTTACACTGACGCAGCTAGTTTTCCGGGGCGGCTGGTGTTGCGGTATGGGTATAGCTGGCCCACCGCGCTGCGCCGCGCAAATGGTATTGAGATTCAGTACACGGCTGGATTTGGCTCTTCCGCAGATGATGTACCTGCAGATATTAAGCGGGCAATTCAACAAGTCGCTGGGTATTTGTACGAGCATCGAGGAGAAGGCTGTACGCCTTCAAATGCGCTACAAAAATCAGGAGCGCTTATGCTGGCTTCCGCGTATGTGAGCATTAAGCTATGAGATGCTGCGATCTTAAAATCAGTGAGTTTAAGGAGCGCGTAACAATAGAGCGCCTGTCGACCACTACGGACAATCAGGGTGGGCGCGTAGAAACATGGGCGGCACCGGATGCGCAGGCGGCGGGAATCAGCGCTCGCATTAAACCTATGTCGGGTAGCGAGGCGCATCTTGCTGAGCGTATTGCCCCGCGCGCCGTTTATGAATGCTATATCCGATATAGGGCGGATGCGTACGGCGCTCCGTACTACACACCTGCTGACCGGCTGACGTGGAGAGGCCGCACATTTGATATTCTGCATTGTGTAGACCACGAAACTGAAAGCCGCTTTATGTATCTGCTGCTGAATGAGGGAGCGCTTTCCTGATGCTGTCGGTTAGGATGATGGGACGGAAACGCACGCGAGAGGCGCTGAAAGACGCTAAGAAGCGCGGGGCTTTTGCGATTGAAGATTTCACTGAAATTATCGCAGAAAAAGTAATGGCGCAGGCCATTCACCTGATGGCCGATACACCTAAAACCGGCAAAATCTGGATGACAGAGAGAGGCCCGCATCAGGCGTCCGCACCTGGCGAGGCGCCTGCGGAGTTCACTGGCGCGCTTATTCGCTCTATGCAGGTTACGCAAACCAAAATCAACCAATACGCCTTCTCCGCTAGTGTAGGGTCAAATCTGCACTACGCCGCGGAACTGGAGTTTTTCGGGCCTAATTACGATGGGAAGCCGCGCCCGTTTCTGCAGCCCGCTGTCGATATTGTGGAGCGGGAAGTTGGAGCAGCACTGGCGGATAGTTGGAAGGGCGCAGAGCGCAAAGTTAAAGTGGTGATGAAATGAGCGGCTACGCGTCGAAGGCGGCAGAACTGATCTACGCAACGCTTAACGGTAGCATTTCCGCTACCGTTTATGGCGATGTGCCTGATCAACCTCCAGGCCAGCCCTCCGCCAATATGCCCTATGTTGTTGTAGGATATGATCAGCAGTTTCCTTTCGACACTGATTCTTGGACGGGAGAAGAACTTACTATTGAGGTTCGGTTTTTCTCTGCTGCTTCCACTAAAAAAGAGGTCAAAGACCTACAAAAAGAAGTTTACGACCTATTGCACCGTCAGTCTTTGAGCATAGCTGGGGTGCGGGTCAATGATTGCTTGCATCGCTACTCCAATGTTCCAAGCACAGCCGCAAGCAACTACGTGCTGGGAATTTCACGCTACCGCCTAACTCTAACGGAGGTTATCTAATGGCCGGTTTTAACGGACGCCAGTTGATTATCGACTGGGACAGCACTACTTTGGTCGGCGTTCGCACGCGCGGCTTTACTGTGAGCAACGAGCATGTTGACGTCACTACAGACGATGATGCGGGATGGCGGAAGCTGCTCGCCACGCCAGGCCTGCGCTCGGTTGAGGCTACCGTAGGTGGCATTACCAGCGATGAAGTTTTGCTTGGCGAGATCATGGCGGCCAGTATCTCGGCCACGGCGATCTCGATTGAGCTGCCTACTTCTCTTGCCACCAACGGCACGATGGCCGGGAACTTTGTCATTTCCAGCTTCGAAGAGAGTGGCGAGCATGACGGCGCAGTTGAGTTCAGCGCCACATTCATGAGCGACGGAGCAATTACCTACACCGCATCCAGCGCGTAACAGCCGGTACGTATAACGGCGAAACGCCGACGACCATACCAACTACAAGGAGAATATCATGAAACGACACCACTCCATTACGCTAGGAGGAAAGGCCCTTACGCTGAGTCTTTCCTTCCGCACCTCGCTCAACATCCGAGAGCAAGTAGCAAGTCCTTCTTTCATTGTCGAAACACTCCTGAACAACTATCAGGCCGCACAGGACGGCCGCCCGCTTGCCTCCGAATTCGAGTTCAATGAGGAGAATGCGGTGCAGATCCTGACTCTGGCCAACGCCGAATTTGAGGCGCTGAGTTTCGATGAAATGGGCGAGCTGGCTATCGAGGAAGGCTTCTTGGCGACGTATGGCGCGGTGGTGAGTTATCTGCGTGAAATGGTTCTAGGGCGGTCAAAGGAAATGGACAAGACCCCGGACAAGGCCGCTGAGGGAAACTAGAATGGGCAGAGTTCGTAGAAATCGCGTATGTTCACGCCCGAAGCTGGGGCCACGCATGGCGCGATTTCATGGACCTGCCCATTCCGCTCTGGTGGCTAGAGTTTGACGCAAAGCTAAAAGAGCAAAAGGCCCTGAAAGAGGCGGCAGGCGGCAAGAGTTCCAATACCGGATTCAGCTCTGCCGACTGGGCTGAGGCCCGCCGCAAACATAGTGAGAAGATGAAAAATGGCAAATGAAGTCGAGGGCCTAAACGCCAAAATCTCCGGCGACAGCGCGGAGTTTAATCGAGCGCTGGCGGCGGCGCAGAAGATGATGAAGAAATTTGACCAAGAGGCCGAAGCACTCAGCGCGGCACTAGGTCGAGCCACTGCTGGGATGCAGAAATCCGGCGGGCAATCTGTGCGTATGGGTTCGCAGGTTGATAAGGCGGCCCGGGCGCTTAACAAGCTGGAAACCGCGGCTATCGGGGCCGGTACTGCCGCGTCTCGGAGCGGCGCCAGGTTAAGCACACTGGGCCGGAGTGTTCGCGCGTTCCGTGGACAGGCTGGTCAAGTGTCTATGCAAGTACAGGATATGGCGGTGCAGTTTGCCGCCGGAACTAATGCTTTTACTGTCATGGGGCAGCAGCTTCCGCAGCTTACTTCTGCCTTCGGTAAGGTCGGGCAGATTATTGGTGCGATTTTGGCTATCGGTTTGCCGGTTATGGGGGCGGCATTTCTGGGCACTAGCCGCAGCGCGAAGGTTCTAACAACTGAAATTGAAGCTGCTGCTGAAGCTTTGAAATCTTACGCGGATGCATTGGACTCGGCTAGTCAAGCCGGAGTAGGTCTTAGCACAGTAGACTCAGATTTGCGCAAAATTGCGGAAATAAAAGCATTTAAAGCGGTTGAGGACTTAGCAGCTGCTATTGATCACAGTGTAACTGGGGCCTGGAATCTTAAAACCGCTTTTGCCGATGTTAAAAGATTGCTGGATATTGGAACTACGGGCTTATTTGCTGCGGGTGAAGGTAGGCTAAAAGAGGCGGCTCAAGATAGGCGGGCTATTCGAGAATACATTGATACTCTTGAGCAGTTGCAAGAGGCTAGTACCTTAGAAGATATTCTGGCCAACGCCACAAAACTACGAGATGTATTTAAGCAGCGTGTTGATGTATCCAAGGATATGTCAGAAGAACAACTAACTTATCTTGAAAACTTGACGCGACTTATTGAAAACACGCAGGGCCTGCTAGACGTAGAGCAGAAAGTGGCGGAGCAGCGCCGAAACGCAGCTATGGCAGCGCGCCAAGATGCAGACAATCAGATTAAAGCTATTCGAGATAGAATGGCACTAGAAATACAGGCAATGCGCACAGGCAAGGACTCGCTTGAAGTATTGCGGCTGCGGAACGCGCAAGAGACCGAGAACCTCCGTATCAAGCTGGAACAGCAATACGCAGCGGATGGGCTGACGGATGCGGAAAAACGCTTTATCTCGGAGATCATTGCAGCTAAACGCGAGCACGACAACCTGCTTGAAGGCATGAAACTGGCTCATGAGACCATTCAAAAACTCAAAGCGGTAGCAGATGGACTTACTTTTGATGCAGCTATTACCGGGGCTGGGACTCTGGCTACTAAACTCAAAGCAGCTTACGATCACGCCGTAGGCATTGCCAAGGCTATGAACGAGCAGCAAAACAAAGGCCCGCTTACATTTGGACCTGGCGTTGATAAAGTCGTCAATCCAAATATGTTAAGCCTTCCGGGTAGCAACACGCCTGTTGCTCCGGATTCTTGGATGGGCCTAGCACCTGATAGCAAGAGTGGAGGCGGTGGTGGGGGTGACAAGAAAAACCCACTGATTGCACAAATTGAGGCTATCCGTGAAGCCTTGATGACGGAAAACGAATTGCTTACGGCAGGCTATGCGCAGCAGCGCGAACAACTCGGTGAGGCCCTAGATCAGCGCCTGATCACGCAGAAAGAATTCGAAGCCCTTTCTCTGGAGTCCGCCAAGCAGTATCAAGATGCCAAGGCTGCGCTTATTCATCAAGAACGTAGCGCCTCGCTCGGCCTTTATGCGGGTATGTTCGGGAAACTGGCAGCGATTGCGGAAGCTGGCGGCAAGAAAATGGTAGGGATTGCTAAGGCAGCTTCCATTGCGCAGGCGTCTATCAACGCCTACAAGGCCTACACGGAAGTTTTGGCCTCAAAGAATCCTGCGTATGAAGCAGTGCCGGGCCTGCGTATGGTCGATGCGGGGCTTACCTTGGCGGCAGGACTGGCACAAGTTAGTGCTATTCGCAGCGTCAGCTACGGCTCCAGCGGTAGTGGCGGGGGAGGCGGGGGCGGTGGCGGAGGCTCGACTGCAGCAGCCGCGCCGCAAAAAACGTCGCAAGCGGTTGCTCTCAATCTACAGGGCGATAACTTCTCGCGGGATCAGGTGCTGACCTTGATCAATTCAATCAATGAGGCCGTCGAAGATGGCGCAGTAGTGAGGCTGGTATGACTGTAATATTTGAAAGCGGCTATTCACTTCCAGGTGCAGATCAACCCCTAAATCACGCAAGGCTGGCCCATGCTAGTACTTGGGCAACCGGCGGCACTGTTTCCGCATCATCAACTGATGCGGATTATTTTGCAGACGCGCCGGACACAACGCTGACCTATGAGAAATGGAAACCGACAAGTGTAGCGGCTTGGTGGCAGTATGCTCATACAGGAAGCCGATCATTCGACTATTGCTGTGTAGCGGCTCACACAATGGGCACCAATGGTAATACGTTCAAAGTGCAGTACGATTCAGGGGGAGGCACTTGGGCGGATTTGACGGCGGATACCGCCATCGCAGATGATTCGCCTATCTTCGCCATCTTTGAACCAGTAACCGCCACCAACATGCGGATCTATATCACAGGTGGCACCGCTCCTACTATTGGCGTAGTAAAGTTTGGTACTGCTATGCAATTTCGCCGCCCTTTCTTTTCCGGCCATGCCCCTGGGGGACTGGCACGGCAGACTATTCTGCGCAGCAACTACTCCGAGACTGGCGAAATTCTCGGACGGAGCAAGCAGCGCACCTACATGCAGACCAGCTTTGATTGGAGGCACCTGCCGCGAACCTGGGTCAATAGCGAGTTTCGCGAATTTCAGCTTGCGATGGAAGAAGAACCGTTTTGGATAGCGTGGCGGCCCGACGACTATGATGATGTTCTTTTTGGGATTGTAGATGAGGTTCCAATTCCTTCTTATATGGGGGTACGGGATTTGATGCAGGTATCGTTTACTATGAGAGCGCGCGGCTATGACTAAGGACACAGTTGGGCGGGAGCCTATTCAGATTGTCGAGATCCTGCAGCCACTTTGCGCGAATACATATGGTTCCGCTCCCTGCACGGCCAGTGGCGATGCCACGCTAAAATGCTATAACGTCCGCGCGACCTGCCAAGACCCGAGCAACTACGAACTTGGAACTTCCCTGAGCCTGTATTTTGGGAAGGGGCGAGTAGCGGAGGAAGGGCTGGCTCCGTATATAGTTCCCTCGTTGGTTTCTGTCGCTACTTCTCCCACTAAGATCAACACGGCGGGAGTTGACCCTGACGCGCAGGGCCTTGGCAACCGGGCGCTGGCTACTGTTGTGTTTCAAGATCACCAGCACACGGATCGAATTGTTGACCCCTATTTAGGGGACCGGACCGCTGACATGCGCAGCGCAGATCGCGGAAGCTTTTGGGCAAGATGGCTGGTGCGGAACAAATATCGCCAGAACATGCAATTTAATATATATGAGGGTTATGCGGGGCAGACGCTTGCGCAAATGATTAAGCGCACGTATTTTGTCGATTCCTTCGACGGGCCGGACTCTCAAGGCCGCGTGACTATGAAAGGAAAGGATATTCTTTCCCGCATCGAAGAACGCAAGGCACAAGCCCCCAAGGCGTCTGACGGCGAACTTTATATAGATATAGATGCAGCAGCTACGTCTTTCGAAGTGGCAGGGGCGTTGGCATCCGAGTATGATGCTACGGGTACGATCATCATTGATGATGAAATCATGACCTACACAGGAGTGGCAACCAGCACGAATGGGATTGAGTTTACAGGAGTTACACGCGGCACTGACTTGTCTACGGCAGCGGCCCATACAGTTGAGACTCGAGTTCAGCAGTGCTTGCGCTTTACCGATCTCACTATCGACGCGACAGTTACACTCCTGCTCGACACGTATGGCGCTATCCCAACCAGCTACTATGATTCCGCGAATTGGACAGCCGAAGTTGGCTCTTACCTCAGCTTCTTTCGCGTAAATGGGTTGATTACTGAGCCGGAAAGCGTGGCGGAGATTTTATCTCAGCTTCAGGTCCAGGCCTTGTTCTATCTTTGGTGGGACGAGCGGGCACAACTGATTAAGCTTAAAGCTATTCGCGGAATTGACGCACCAGTTGATGTGCTGACAGCGGAGGCTAACATCCTACCGGGTACGTTTAAGATCAAAGACATGCCGCGCCAACGCATCAGCCAGGCTTGGGTGTATTATGATCCGAAATCCTATGTAGAGGCGTTTGACAATCCCAGTTCGTATAAGCGGCGCTACATCACAGCAAATCTGGAAAGCGAAACCGACGAGCTAAACGGATCGGCGGCTATTAAAGCTATCTTCGCGCGGTTTACTTCAAATTCCTCAGTCGCCGCAAACACTTCCAGCAAGATCGTTTTGCGCTATGTGGAAACGCCGCGCCAAATCGAGTTTAAGCTGGACTCGAAAGATCGGGATTACTGGACCGGGGATACGGTGGGGATCAGTCATCATGCTGTGCTGGATCAATACGGGCTGCGGGATGTAAGGAACTATACAATTATCTCCGCCAAGGAAAACCTGGAAGCGGGAGAAATTTCATACGTGGCTGAGGATACGACGCTGTATGGAGTGATCTATTTTATCCTCGGCGCGGGAGCGGCAGACTATCCCGGCGCAGCTACTGCCGCCCTCAATGCCGCGTATATCGGAAACGCCGCCGGGCTGTTAAGCGATGGCACCCCCTGCGCCACCATATCATAAGGAAAGAAAATGAGCTGGACAACAATTCCCGATTCAGATCTGGACCAAGACAGCCCGCTAAATCAGCCGCTGATGACGGCGTTGCGAGATAACCCGATTGCGATTGCGCAGGGCCTGAGCGGGGCAACTGTGAATGAAACCGCGTGGCATCAGCTAGAGGAATTGACGATCGGTTCCGATGGCTCAACAATTACGTTCACAACTGACACCAGCGGCTATCGCGCAGTAAGGATTATCGGCGGCTGCGCGATTGTCAGTGCCACTAATCCTAGTGTCAACATTCAAGTCAACATCAGTGGTTATTCAACTATCGCCCCAATCTCCTACACGGGCACCGCACCTACTGCGTTCATGTGTGATGTAACTATCGACAATATGGACAGCACGGCGGCCGCGGCGCAGAAAATAATCTCAGGCCTAACTATGTTTTGGGATCGCACAACGGCCACAAACGATTGGGATACGACTTCCTCATCTACAGCCCCGGTGACGCTTTTAGGGGTTAAAAAATCCTCTGTCGTAGTTAGCGCCGTGCAACTAGACTTTGGAGCGAATACCGTAGACGTGTCAGAAGGCGCGCCGACATTTCACCTCTACGGCGTCAAGCGCACGCAACCTTAACCCTGCCGTTTTCTCCTTGGGACGAGCGGGAAACTGCGGGGGTTTACGCCCCCGCTTTTTTGCCTCTTGGGATAAAGGCATCACCAGCTTTGGTCATGCGTTTTTCCATCATCTGACCCTGTTCCATCATGTCTATGGTGGGTTGAATGCTGTGAACGGGCACCCTTTCCTGCAAGAAGTTAATAAGGCGATGCTTAAGCACCGGCTTGCCTTCTTTCGCGTGAGTTGTGAATAGATAATACCAAGCATCCTCCATAACTTTCCCTGCGCCGCCTTGCGACATGGCTTTGAAAATATCGGGCATGTATAGCTCGACTTCCGTCATCCAGTTAAGCGCGCGCTCAAAATCTTCCATAGTTATTACGAGTTCGTTTGAGCGACTGACGCTGGCTACCATGCAGAGTTTAAGCAGATGGACTGTTCGCCGGATGTTGTAGGATATAAGTTTTGGATGATCGGGTTTAGGTTCTCCATCTGTCATGTGGAAATGATCCATCGCCACAGCGGAGGCTTTCTCGAATTTAATCTCCCCGAACAGGGAAGCGATCTCTGCTAGGTGTTCTTCTAGCAAATTATATTCATCCTCATTTATGTCGGATTCCGCAAACAGGCTGCGGAGCTGCCGCTCACCTGAGTATACTAGCATGGTGCGGCTAAGAAAGCCCTGATCCCAAGCGCCCTCCGGGAGTACGTGCATCAAGTAGCTAGGAGTACAGGCAGCCAAGAAGTTAAGCTGAGGGTTGGCTATGTCAATCTCCAGCTTCGCGGTTCTCCTTCTTTCTGAATAGTGCTTGCAGTCCCAAAGATCAGTAAGCGTATTCATGAATTCATTTTCATACGCGGGAAGTAGCACGCCGAGTTCGTTGATGCATAGTAAGAGAGAGTTGAAAGTGGTTACTGGATTTTTGTGGTTCTCCGGCGTCACTATTCGGCGGGTTGCTTCCGCCAGTTCATCAATCAACGATGCCTTGGTCACGCTAGTACGCGCGATGTGGTGATCGTCCAGGCTTTCCCAGAGTTTGCGGATGCGCCACGTTACTTCGGTTTTGCCTACCCCCGGAGGGGCCACCAGCACCACATACATATTGGAGTATAGTCGGGACTTCAGGGTTCGTACATAGGTCTTGCGCTCCATAGCGCCCGCAATAGTTGAGATTGCGCCCCAGAGCCTGAAGATCCGGGGCGATGATGTTTCTGCTGTGTGGTTAAGGAAACTTTCAACCCAATCTGGTCTCATAGAATATCCCTAAAACTCTTGCGCTTGCGCGGGCGAAACATAGGAGGAATGCGCTCTTCTTTTCCCTTCCAGCCTTTAAGGCCGTAGGGATTTTCAGGGCTGGCATAGCCCCAATTCCAGCCGCCAGCGGCGTCTAGGGGCACAGAAAATATACGACCCTGTGCTAATTCGATCTTCACTTGCATCGTCTCTAGAATGCGCGGCACCAAAGCAGTAGCTTCGCTCATAGGGACTTGAAAGAGAATAGAATCATGCACCTGATTTAGGAGTTGAACCTGTGGATAGGCTTTCCAGACTTGATGTAGGCCGCGGTCAATGGCCTCTCCCGTACAAGATTGCGGCTCATAGGCGATGGCTTTGCGGTGGGTTGCTGCGTCCCCGCCCCTCCCAAAGAATATACGCCGCCTACCAAATAGTGTTGTGATTTGCCCTGTTTCCCGCACTTGCTCGATTCGGGTTTTGTGCCACAACGGGATAGCCGGGAAGGCCCGGAAATACCTGTTTTGGAAGTTCTCGATGATAGGTGTAGGAGTGTGCGTGTGCTTTGCCATTGTTCGTGGCGTGCCGAGGTAGTTGGTGCCGTGTCCAAGCTTTTTCGCCAGCTGCCGATATGAGTCCTGTCCATGCGCCGTAAGGTCATCGCAGAACTTCTTCCAGGTTGTTTCATCCTCAGGCCAATCAAGTTCAGGCCAGGCCATGCGACAGACTGTCGTGTGCAGGTCGCCGGAATCACAGGCATCAATGAAACGACCCGCGAATTCTGGTCCCTTTTCCTCGACAAACAGGTTCCACATTATAGCGCCGACAAATCTAGCATCTGACTGCTCCAGATCGACGTTGAGAAGGTAGTAGCCTTTGTCGGCCTCGAAAGGATAGCGCAGCTTGCGGTTGACGTTCTGCAAGTTGGTGCCAGTGCCGAAGTCGCTCATGGACGAAGAAAGGCGACCTGTGTTGGTGCCTGTTATGTTGTAGTTGCAGCGAATCCGACTATCCGCGTCAATCTCCGTTTTCAGAAAGCTAAGCTGCTTGCGCCAGTCCTTGAGGATCAGAATGAAGTTGGCGATTGGTCGTGCATAGACGTAATTGGCCGCGAAGGTTTCCAACGCGGCTGCATCAACTGTAGGCTGAAATTGACCTGTCTGGGGGTTGCGCTTGCGTATTTCCTTGATTTGCATCATGTTGTAGAAGAAGTTTTTCAGCTGATGTGGGCTGTTCCAGTTGAAGTAGTATTTGGGGTTATCTTCCTGCTGACACGCCACCTTCATAATACGCTGAAATTTTGCGTCGAGTTCATCAAGGTCTTTTGTGATTTCGGCTATGGATTTTCGGCGCACGTTTTCATTGATGTAAGTGCCGCGTAGCGACATTTCCATAATTGGCGCAAGTTTGTCCAGCGCGTAATTGTAGGTTTCGCGCACGTTATCCGGCTCGTCGTCCATTACCGCATTCAGGCGGTTGAACACTTCCGAGGTAACGCAGCAGTCAAGGCCGTTATAAATCCAGCTTGTTTCATCCGCGTTCAGTTGCTGAAGGGATTGCTCGTCAAACTGTGATGTGTCATATACGATCATTTCAGCGGCTCCACATAAGATACCGGAATGCTGTTTTCTAGGGCTTTGCCTATTTCGTAGCTGATGCCGCGCGACTCTTTCCAGCCTTCCAGTGTAAGAATGTGGATGTTAGAGGCGAGTAGTAGCATCTGGTCGTTAAAATCTGTCCAGGCTTCGAACGGGATCAGATTCGAGTCTAGGGTGGAAAAGGAGTGGCCGTAGACAATAGGAGAAAAGATTAGATTTCCCATTTGCATCTGGAGATGAGTATAGCGCAACGCGGCCTGAAATCGCGAGTTGCGGATTTGCGGCTGGTAATGCGTGTAGGGGCTGGCGAGATAGATCATTTTTCGTTATCCTTATTCGCGCGGATGTAAGCCCGCGCCTGCGCAACGCTGCTGCAAATCTTAACAGGGGTGTGGTCGGGGTCGAGGACCGTGACATACTGGCGGGACTTAGCTTTGCCAATCCAGCCCCATCCGCTTTTCAGGAACGTCTTTTTGGGTACATACTTGCTCAGGTTCATCACACATCCTCCCGCTTCAGCGTATCATTTGTTTTGCGCATGAATTTCCATGACGGCTCATCAGTGTAAATGGAGCCTAGAAAGCCCAGACCTTTTTCCATTTCCGGCTGCAATGCGTGGTGCATTACCATAGTATCGCCGTGGAATTTGGGGCAGGGAATTCCCACCGTGCGCCAGAAGTAGGTCATGTCGTAAACGAAGTTCTGCCCAACTAGCGGTTTTTCTTCGTTAATGCGGCGTACCCATTTCCAGGCCTGCTGTTCCAGCGCAGCGGTGCCCCAGTAATTACCGTCAGCCGCAAGCCGACTGTAAAAGGGAATTACCAACGCGCGCTTGCCGTCAGCGGTAGAGTAACCTACTTCTGTGATGTGGCGTTGCTTGGTTTCAATGTCGCAGCCAAGAAACGGGCTGGGAACAATGTAGCGATGATAGAAATCTTCTATATCCGCGAGGTCTGGCGCTAAGTGGATGTAGCGGGCGGGGCGGCGCAATTCAGGAAATGCTGCTTCGCGCTTGGCTTTTGTAAAGTCTGCCAGCGCTACAACCCGCATCTCCCAATTACGGATTATTGAGATCATAGGCCAAGTTGCTAGGACTTTAAACTCGCGGGCTTCGATGGGAAAGGAGGCCATAGGCGAGCCGCGGTATTTTTTGAGTCCGGTTTTCTTGCACAGCGCCCACAAAGCCAGGTTGCCTAATGCAATAATGACATTAGGGTTTATCGCCAATACTTCTTGGCCCAGCCGCTCTAATTCAGGGGCAAACTCACTTCTGATGTATTTGCCCTGAGCCAGTGCGCGGTAGCCAGAAATGGCCTGATCTTTAGGGCCGCAGAAATCCTCAACGCGGCCCCCTGGAGCAGGCCGGGAGATTACATAGGTAAAGTGGCAATCCTCTTCCGCGATTCCGGCTTGCGCAAGCAGTCCAAGCAAGAGGGCAGGCGCGTTGCGGCCTTCCTCACTTTCTGCGCGCGACATATATTCGCTGACTATCATGATTTTTGGCATCTTGGGTTCTCCCGTCAGGGTAAGGTGGTATGGCTATAGGCGAATCGCCGGTATACGTATCAACTACGTTGAGTAGACCTCCGCCAAAGCTGTAAAAAATCCTCTAGGCGAAGCACTGCGTATTCTTTTAGTTTTCTCTGATTTACCTCCTAGCTTATTATGCTGCGCAGAGTATCCCATATTCCGTGGAACGTGTTTCCGCTTAGGTACTCTAAAATTGGGTGAGTGCCAGATTCCTGTATTTTTAGGATAAGCGTCTCTGGGTTTTATATATTGCGGATAGTCAGGGTGTACGTCATCTTCTGGAAGATAGCCACCGAATTGAAATGGGTGAAAGTAAAAATTAGGAGGCCTCCACATAGTAGCCAGAACCGATACTGGATTTTCCAGCCCCCAATCCGCATTACAGGCATTACCAATTCTTTCCACGCTACGCGCCAAATTTACCGCCTCTTCCTGAAAAAGAGGATTGCGTTTCTTCTTGGCAGCAAAGTGCCTAGCTCCAGATACCGCCAAATCTGTGCAAGGCGGAAAGCCAAATATTAAAGCGGCTCCTTTTCCTAGCTCGATTATATCTTGCTCCTTTTCCAGTATATCCCAAGAAAGCGTAACGTCGGCATTTTCATTTGTGGCGGCTGTCCCTACATTTTTAATGTCAATTATGGTTGTATACCAGCCTCTCTCTTTGAAGCACTTAGCCGCATATCCAGTTGTCTCGAATAGAAAAATTACCCTTTTCATAGGCCGAGATTCTCCTTTGCCAGTTTCGCGTACTTTGCGTTAATCTCCAGGCCCGTCGCCCAATTCGCGCCTAGTTCTTCTGCCACGAAAACGGCATTACCGGAGCCTGCGGTGGGGTCCAGGAGGGAGGTGCTGCCATCGACCAGCATCCGCAGGTAATGCCGGAGCATTTCCTTGGGCTTTTCGCTGGTATGGAATTCTTTCTTGACAGGGCATTCGACGTAGTTGGCAACAGCGCGAACGATTTTGCGGTCGCCGCGCGTAGCGAGAAGGGCAGTTTCATAGGAGCGGCGTGGTCCTCTATTTGCGTCAGGGATCATTCCCGTATTGCCTTTGCACCAGATAATGGGGAAGGGATTCACCACCCAGCCGGCCGCTTTTAGTTGGAGCCGTGTTTCTTCATAAAAGTCCATGCTGAACCAGAAGATCAGGTGAGCCGAGGGCGCACAGAAATTATCGAGACGTGAACAGAAGGTTTCAAGCAGTTCCCAATATACCTCCGGCTTATCTGCGTAGCCTCCCCGCTCAATGGCGCCAGATTGCCCTTTAAGGTTGTCTCCCACGTTGACTCCGTAGGGAAAGTCGCAATGGATGAGGTTGTAGGGGCGATCCAGGACAGTCTTGGACCAGGTTTGGAAAGACTTGTTGAAGATTTCAGCACGGCGTTCTTCGACATGGGCCTGAACCTCGGCGGGAGTGAGAGAAAACGCAGAAGATGATAGAGCAGAACCTGCCCCAGCAGTTGCCTCTTGCCCGCCGCCCGAAACTGGCGCGAAAGAAGGCTTGAGTAAATCTCGGGTTGCACTGTTCTTTTCCCTCTCAATAGCACGCTCCGCGAAGCTAACCGCTCTCGACAAAATCGGAGCATCCCGGACCTCAGGCTTGCCTTCCTCCAGAAATCTATTGACGTTTTTGTAGCGCGCTACATTGCGAGAGCTTACGCCCAAGGCTTCGGCGGTCTTTTCGTTATTCCATTCCTCTTCCGTCTCGCGCTTGAGCTTATCAAACTTCGCCACGGCCCGCACTTCATCCTGCCAATGCAGGTCGCTACGCTTGATGTTTTCTTCGAGTTCGATCATGTGCAGTTCTTGCTCGCTCAGTTCCTCGGTGAACTGAACGGCGATCTGGTCGAAACCAAGCTGTTTGTGGGCAGTTAGGCGGCGCTCACCTGCAACCAGAACGTATTCGGGCGTGACGACAATGGGATTGATCAGGCCCAAGCGCCGGATGGAATCCGCCAGTTCATCAATGTCCTTGAGTTCGGTGCGCTGCCGCTCATCCCGATTGATCTGGATGGAGCCCACAGGGACTAGAGTGAAGTTACCGCTGGTCATGTAAATTTGCCTTTTCCCCGATGAAAATATGCGCAGCAGCTAGGTAGACCATAGCGCCCAAAAGCTCAGCTTGGGCCGCACTATATTGACCGCGCGCAACCATGCCGGTGCTTTCCGCCGTTTTCTTAATCGCCTGCCCTAGGAGAAAGCCCTCGCCCACTGAGTTGGCAATAGTAAAAATTGGCTGATCGAGAAAAGACAAGTCATTTGCGTGACGTTCTTTGCCCTTGCCCTGCGTGGCCTGGTCGATGGCATCACGAAACACCTGTACAAGCGGGTCGTAGCCTGGGACTTTATCTAACATAGAACTCTCCTGAAATGGGAACGAGGGCCGTTAGGCCCCCGCTCTTGTTTTAATTACTGAGGCGCGGTGCGGCCAAGTTCCGCATACACAATCTCAGGGTCTGTGGGATCAGGACGGTGCTTCAGCTCTCCGACAAATTGCGCGCCGACCGAGTTGGCCAGGTTTTCTGCAATCTCCCCTTCCGTCAGGCCCAGATGCTCGAAGAAACGCTTGAGGTTGAAAAGCGAACGCTCAAACGCCTGTTCATCTTCGTTGTCGAACAGGAAGCTGTTGCGGCTGGTGAAGCCGCTCACGTCGCCATAATCGGCCAGATCGTCCGGGTCAACGTCGTCCATAGGCGAAACGATCTTCACGGTGAATTCCACGCGGTCGAAAGTTTTGCCAGTGGATTTGGCTTCAAAGCTGCTGTTATCGGGGTGCTTGGAAACCTGCCAAACGTAGTGGCCGATTGGCGGATTTGGGGGGCGCTTTACATCTTCGAGGGAGCGGTCGAGTGCATCAGTAAATTTCATTGTTGTAGTCTCCAGTTGGTGTTAAGGGGCTAACGCAAGCGGCCTGCCCCCGGTCGGCCATCGAAAGGCTTGCGTTATTCTGCAGCGAGCGCCGAAGCAATACCCGCCAGAAGTTCGTCGGTTTCTTCCATCAGGAACCTGGAAGTATCACCATCATCGTTGGGGTAAATCTCCCAATAAGGCTTGCCGACACATCCCAGGTTATCTTCCACGTCAAGATAGACGCTGATCCGGGCATTAACTTGGAATCGGATCAGCGCCCCGTACATCGGAGGCCAGATGCGAATTTTCCATTCTGGCGGGAACTGGAGCTGGGGAATTTTATTACTCCATTCCTGCTGCCAGTTTTGTAGCTTCAGCAAAGTTCGTTGCTCTGCGTCTGTATAATCGCTATTCTTCATTTCGTAGTCCTCAGCTTTTTGAAGATTGAAGCCAGTCCTGTTTCGAGCGGATACTCCGCATCA